TCTCTTGTACTATTTAAGGCGAAGAGGTTACAGAGGGTTTAGTATGAATAGACCTGACAAGATATGGAACAAATTATCTGTAGCGGAAAAAGAAGTTGGTGGAATACCCAATTCAAGTGAAGATATAAAACAAGCACATGCTGCTGCAATCGAGATGTACATTCAAGATCACGTTGGTATACAGCAAGATGGAACGCACGGAGATTGTTATTTTAACGAACTGTTAAATGACTGGTGTAAGTTTGACATAAACAAAAGAACAAAGCATGATGCATCTATAAGTTCTGGTTTAGCTATAATGGCTAACAACAGACACTTGTATGCGCCTAATGCTAAGATTGAAAAACCAAAATTAAATATAAGTGTTGCTAAGTATTCTAACAAAGGTAACGCTTCAAAGATAATAAAGAATTAATATGAGGAATTTTCCAAGTCAAGTAGTAAGCGATGCAGAAAAAATAAGTTATGAGTACGGGCTTAAAGTTGCTCAAGCTATTGAGGGTGAGTGGTTCGATGAAGACAATCAATCAAACAGACACAATAGCAGTAAAAATGATTTTCGCAACCTAAGACTTTACGCTAGAGGAGAGCAGTCTATTCAAAAATATAAGGATGAGTTATCGATAAACGGTGATTTGTCTTATCTTAATTTAGATTGGAAGCCTGTTCCAATTATATCTAAGTTTGTAGATATAGTTGTCAATGGAATGTCAGACAGAGTTTATGATGTGAAAGCTTATTCTCAAGATCCATTTGGAGTTAGTAAAAGAACCGAGTACATGAACTCTATAATGGAGGACATGAGGAGTAAAGAGTTAAAGTCTTTTGTAAAAGAAAAATTTGGATTAGATTTGTTTAATGGAGAAGCAAATTTATTACCAGATTCCCAAGAGGAGCTAGACTTACACATGCAGCTTAATTACAAGCAAGCTGTTGAGATAGCAGAAGAGCAAGCTTTAAATGTGTTAATGACTGGTAACAGATACGAGTTAATTAAAAAGAGGTTTTACTACGACTTAACCGTATTAGGTATAGGCGCCGTAAAAACCTCTTTTAATACATCCGAGGGTGTCACTATAGATTACGTTGATCCAGTTAACTTAGTTTATTCACACACGGACTCACCTTATTTTGAAGACATATACTATGTAGGTGAAATGAAAACCATACCTATTAACGAACTAGTAAAGCAATTTCCTCATTTAACCTCTGAGGATTTAGAGGAAATATCTAAAAATGGTAGGAATGGTAGCAATAGACCCAACAACAGAGACCGCCGAGAAGAGACTGACGACAAGAACCAAGTAGATGTATTATATTTTAATTATAAAACTTACATGAGTGAGGTTTATAAGTTAAAAGAAAGTGCTAGTGGTGGAGATAAGGCTATTGAAAAAGACGATAATTTTGATCCAGAAAACAATGAGAACTTTAGTAGAGAGTCTAGAAAAATAGAATGCCTCTACGAGGGCGCTTTAGTTTTAGGTACTAAAAAGTTGATCAAGTGGGAAATGTCAAAAAACATGATGCGACCTAAAAGTGATTTTACTAAAGTAAAAATGAATTACGCTATAACCGCTCCAAGAATGTATGAGGGTAGGATAGATTCTCTAGTCAAAAGAATAACTGGTTTTGCTGACATGATTCAGCTAACGCACTTAAAGCTACAACAAGTAATGTCTAGAATGGTTCCAGATGGTGTTTATTTAGATGCTGATGGTTTAGCTGAGATAGATCTAGGTAACGGAACAAACTATAGTCCTCAAGAAGCTTTAAACATGTTTTTCCAGACAGGATCTGTTATTGGAAGAAGCTTTACGAGTGAAGGTGATATGAATCCAGGTAAAATACCTATTCAAGAAATAACAAGTGGTAGCGGTGGTCAAAAACTTCAATCACTTATAGGTAATTACAATTATTACCTACAGATGATTAGAGATGTAACTGGACTTAATGAAGCCCGAGATGCTGCAAATCCTGATCCAAAAGCTTTGGTTGGTGTTCAAAAATTAGCAGCAGCTAATTCTAACACCGCTACAAGGCATATATTACAATCCGGTTTATTTTTAACATCAGAGGTCTGTGATTGTTTATCTCTTAGAATATCTGATATTATAGAGTACTCTCCAACTAAAGATGCTTTTATACAACAAATAGGAGCACACAACGTAGCTACGCTAACGGAGATGACACAGTTGCATTTATACGACTTTGGTATATTTATCGAGTTAACTCCAGACGAAGAAGAGAAAGCTATGCTTGAAAACAATATTCAAGTAGCACTAGGCCAACAAAACATAGAGCTAGAAGATGCTATTGATCTTAGGGAGATTAAAAATATTAAGCTAGCAAATCAACTTCTAAAGATTAGAAGAAAAAAGAAGATCAAGAGAGACCAACAGATCCAACAAGAAAACATGCAAGCACAGTCACAGGCTAACATAGCCCAACAACAAGCTGCTGCAGAGTTTGAAATGCAAAAACAACAATCTAGTGCTTCAACAGCTATATCAATAGAGCAAGCTAAATCACAGTTTGAATTAGAAAAGCTAATACAAGAAGCTGAGATAAAAAAGCAGCTTATGCAAATCGAGTTTGATTACAACATGCAACTAAAGATGGGCGAGGGGCAAAGTAAAACAAAAGTTGAAGCAGAGAAGGAAGATCGTAAAGATAACAGAACAAAAATACAAGCTACACAACAAAGTGAGCTTATAGACCAAAGAAATAACAACAAAGCGCCTAAAAACTTCGAGTCATCAGGTAATGATATACTAGGAGGAGTGGGTGATATGTCAAGCTTTGGTCCTAGATAAATTTATTAACTATTATTATATTATATTATGGCAGAAAAAGAAGAGCCAATCGCAAATGACGATACTGGCAAAATTAAAGTAAAAGCAAAAAAAGAAAAACAACCAAGTGGTAATGAGACAAAAGGAAACGTCACTAAGGTTGAAGCTAAAATGAAGAAGAAAGCAGAGACTATAGAACAAAGCGTAACTAAAGTTGACTTAAGCAAACCCCCAATACCAAAAGAAGATGAAATTAAAGAAAGTGACGCTGACAACAGCGGAGTGGTTGCAAGCACTGAAAATGCCAACGCCACACAAGAACAAAAAGAAGTACAACCGGAAACACAAGCACAAGAAACTACAGTACTAGAAGAGATCACCAATGAAGAAAAGGTGGAAGAAGTAGCTGAAGCAGTTGAAGAAGCTGTAGCTGAGTCTATACAAACCGGTAACCCATTACCAGATAACATTGAAAAGCTAGTGAATTTCATGGAAGAAACAGGTGGTGACATAACAGACTATGTAACGCTTAATCAAAATTACGATGATTTAGACAACCATACTCTGCTAAAAGAATATTATAAATCTACAAAATCTCATTTATCAGAAGAAGAAGTTGACTTTGTTATGGAAGACAATTTTGCTTTTGATGAAGACATCGATGATGAAAGAGATATTAAGAGAAAAAAACTAGCTATGAAGGAGCAAGTTGCTCAAGCAAAGCAGCACTTGGAAAGTGTAAAATCCAAATACTACGAAGATATCAAAAGCGGATCTAAGCTCACAGTTGAGCAACAAGAAGCTATTGAATTCTTCACCAAACATAACGAGGAATCAGAACAGAATTACGAGTTAAGTAAAAAGCAAGCTTCTATTTTTGAAGATAAAACTAATAAAGTTTTTAACGACAAGTTCAAAGGATTTGAATACAACGTCGGAGAGAAAAAATTTAGATTTAATGTCAAAGATACAAACAAACTCAAGGAGACACAAGGCGATATCAATAACTTTATCAGAAAGTTTCTGACTAAAGATAACACGATAGACGACGCCCAAGGTTATCACAAGGGACTTTTTACAGCTATGAATCCAGATCAAGTTGCTAACCATTTTTATGAACAAGGTAAGGCTGATGCTTTAAAAGACAGCATTGCTAAATCCAAGAATGTCAGCATGGATCCTAGACAATCCCATCAAGAAAATGTTAACACAAGTGGGTTTTCGGCAAGAGTACTTAATAATGATAATTCTGATTTTAAGTTTAAAATTAAAAATAATAAATTTAAAAATTAAAAAAACAAAATTATGGCAATATCAAACCCTGGTGGTTTGTTAAACAGTGTTCCTGCTACATCGCAGCAAACACTAGCAACAAACTACCTTGACTTCAACACTGATATGGGTTGGGCTCAACAATATTTACCAGATCTTATGGAAAAAGAAGCTGAAGTTTTCGGACCGAGAACTATTTCAGGATTTCTTTCGCAAGTAGGAGCTGAAGAGGCAATGCAAGCTGATCAAGTTATTTGGTCTGAGCAAGGTCGTTTACACCTTTCTTACAAAGGCTCAATACACACCGATAATGGTGCTACTCTTATAACGGGTGGTGGTTCTGCTACTGTAGCACAATTCACACCTACTCACAGTATAGATGGTGTAGCTGGTACCGCTCATGGTATTAGAGTTAATGATACTGTTATTGTATCTAACGCTCAAGGTATCTTCAAGTGTTTAGTATCAGTAGTAACAGCGACATTAATCGACGTAGAACCTTACGATGGTACCGTTATAGCTACAGATGCAACTGCTCAAGGAACAACTGTATTAGTTTATGGTTCTGAATTTGGAAAAGGTGATAGCTATGCTACTAGTGCAGGTGGTACTGCTCGTACTGACTCAAGAGGCGCTAACGAGCCAGGTTTCAAAACTTTCTCAAACAAACCAATCATCATGAAAGACTACTACGAAGTATCAGGTTCTGATACGGCTAGAGTTGGATGGGTTGAAGTTGCCGCGGAAGACGGACAAGCTGGTTACATGTGGTACTTAAAAGCTGAAGCTGATACAAGAGCTCGTTTTAACGATCACTTGGAGATGGCAATGTTAGAAGGTGAATTAAATGAAGCTGCTTCACAGGCTGATGGAGCTGATATCTTACTAGGTTCAGTTGCTGGTGGTGCTGATAGAGTTGGTACTGAAGGTTTATTTGCTGCTATTGAATCAAGAGGTAATGTAACTTCTGGTATTACTGGTGTTAATGCTGCTACTGATTTAGCTGAATTTGACGCTATCTTGGCAGAATTTGATTCTCAAGGTGCTATTGAAGAAAACATGATGTTTGTAAACAGAGCTACTTCGTTAGCAATGGATGACATGTTAGCTTCTATGAATTCTTACGGAGCTGGTGGTACTTCTTACGGAGTGTTTGATAACTCTGAAGATATGGCATTAAACTTAGGTTTCTCTGGTTTCAGAAGAGGTTCTTATGACTTCTACAAGTCTGATATGAGGTACTTAAATGATAAAGCTACGAGAGGTGGTATTAACGCTGCTAATGCTGCAAATGCAATTAGAGGGGTAATCGTTCCTGCTGGAACTTCTACTGTTTATGACCAACAATTAGGAAAGAATCTTAAGAGACCATTTTTACATGTTCGTTACAGAGCTTCACAAACTGACAATAGAAAAATGAAAACTTGGGTTACTGGTTCTGTTGGAGCTGCTACATCTGCTTTAGATGCAATGCAAATCCATATGTTATCAGAAAGATGTTTAATTACACAAGGTGCTAACAATTTCATGTTAATGAAATAAGCATTATATTTAAAACCGTCCCCTGAAATACGGGGATGGTTTTTATTTTTATTAATTTATATTATATTATATTATGGCTAAAAAAGCTAACACAAAGAAAGTTGAGGTAGAACCTCAAATCGAAACAATGGAAGAAGTAGTTACAGAATTTTTTGAAGAAACTGTAGTTGCAGAACCAAAAGTAAGAGAAAGATTAAAACCTACAAATGAGTGGGAAATTAAAGATAGAATGTACTACTTAAACGGTGGCAGACAACCATTATCTAGATCTATTAAAGCGGCAGGTATATATTACTTTGACGAGGCTTTAGGATACGAAAGAGAACTAAAGTATTGCTCAAATCAAAAGACACCGTTTGTTGATGAAATGAAAGGTGATCAAAGGTTAGAGCACATTATATTTAGATCAGGGGCTTTATACGTACCGAAAGAAAAAACAGTTTTACAAAAACTACTATCTCTATACCACCCAAACAAAAATACTATATACCAAGAGTATAAACCAGCAGCATTAGCGGCTGAAGAAATAGATGTATTAAATATTCAGGTTGACGCGCTTATTGCAGCAAGAAATATAGATATAGATATGGCTGAAGCTATCATGCGTGTAGAAAAAGGTTCTAGCGTGTCAGACTTAAGTTCTAAGGAACTTAAAAGAGATTTGTTAGTATTTGCAAAGAATAATCCTAAACTCTTCTTAGAGCTAGCGGATGACGAAAATGTAATGCTAAGAAACTTCGGTATTAAAGCTGTTGAAGCTGGAGTACTAAGATTATCTTCTGATCAAAGAAACTTTTTATGGGGTAGTAACGGAAGAAAACTAATGGTTATACCATTTGATGAGCATCCTTACACTGCTCTAGCGCACTGGTTTAAAACTGACGAAGGAATGGAGATTTACTCCAATATTGAAAAAAGATTAAATTAATCTAACTGTA